AGATTAAGGTGCTGAGTCCCCACCTTCATACCCTGCAACAACTCGTGGAGTTCGTGAAAACCACACTTTAAAAGCATTTAGGTACAGTCTCAGTATTTGTAACCCCTTGGACTTGGTAACCTCAATAGATGCGCNTCTAAAGAAGTGTTGGTGGGCAGAGCCTGAAAATAAATACAGGTTGCACCTTCTCCATTGTTCCAGCATTTCGCGTAATTGCAGGCGGTGCTGGGTGCGCCTTGCTTCTCTCAACCTAGTACTATGCTTTACAGCCAACGGCACTGAGAGAAGAAACTGTGCCTACTCCCGAAAGAGTAGGACTTTAGTAGTAGCTTAGTTAGCTACTACTGAGATCAGCCGTGACAGTGCTGCTTTCGTAGCACCCTCGAAGCCAGAGACATCGAATCCGCTAGACTCGATCTCACGCAAGATTTCCTTCTTAGAAGGACCTTCCTGCTTTGCAGCCGCCTTTTTAGGAGACGCTACATAAACGCCCTCACGGACGAGTTTAGAACGGACAGAACGAACAGTTTTATCCAGTTCAGCGGCAATCTGGTCGAGACCATCGTTGCCAAGCTCCTCATACATAGCGACTAAAGAGTCAACCATTTCTGGAGAGTAGTTAGTAGTCTTTTGGGTTGCTTCAGCCATAATTCACCTCATTAGCTCTGAAACTAAGGAACAGTCAAGAGGCGTTCCCTTCCCTCATCTTGTAAAACCATATTAACAAATAAATAACCTACAAGCAATTCAAAAATCATGGGGAAGACTGTGTTCTCTACTAGCGAAGGTTGTTTTGAATGGTGCCTAGTGCTATACACATCGTGGGCTTCTCTTGCGTTCGATACTAACAGGACTTCCCCTGAGACTTTGCGGAGGGTTTTTTTAAGAAGGTTATCCCTTACCTCAACTTCTAAAAACAGTATAATGAAAAATTATGCAGAATGCAAACAGAATGTAAACTTGTAAAGTTCCAACGCAGCCCCCAGTAACCCGCTCGTTGAATGGACTCTCCGGTTCTTTGTTAGTATATTTCTGGTGTTCACCAATCTATACTAACTCTAGTTCAGAGTCCTTGCCAATAGGGTGCTCAACTAAGTGGTGGTAGGCGACAGCCACGAAGGAGCACTCCCGATGAAAGAGTGGGGGTGTTTTTTAAGTCGTTCCCCCTGCCCCTCACAGAGCCGACTGCACTGTTGCGCGTTGTGCAATGCGCCTAGTCCCGCGTGTTTTTACAAGCAGCCTTCTAGGTGGGGCTTGGGAATCTTAACACCGTGCCTTGCGTCAGTATCGTATGAAACGGCCTCTTTCACCCATGGGCGTGGGTCGAAAATGTGATGCAGGGCGAGACGCTTTCCGTGACTCCGTTGGATCATTGACCGACTTTAACTTTCGCAGTTCAACCTGTAAAACAACCTGATTTTGCTCGGAGGATGATCCCTCATCTCATTTTCTATATAGATATTATCAAAAAATTAACTGCTGGGCAATCAAAAAGTATAATTTTTAAGAGTGGTGAGTCTTTTTATGTACTAAATTACAGTACCTCTTTACTACACGCTCATTTCGCAGAGGACAACCACGCATCAACCATTGAAAACGCTCTTTCCAGGTAGCCTTATGAGTTATTCCATTCTCTGTGACAACTTTGAGGGTAAAAAACTTCCAGATCATGTAAATGCTCCTTTTTTCGATTAGAGATACAATTTATCTTAAAAAGGAGCATTTAGCAATCATGAATTAATATTCAAAAAGAGTTCCGTATGGAAAATGTGACTTATCTCCCATTAATCGTAGTGAGTGCCAAATCATAGCTTGATTACTTGAAATTACGGGTAATCCTATTTCTATTTCAATAGTTCTAATTTGATCTCAACCCCACATTTTTTGTAGTTAAATCTGAAAGTTCTTTATCATAGTAGTTGCTTATCATTTTATCATTGCTCCTGATAGGCTCATAGTGAGTTTCAGACTCATACCAGCATTAGTTGATAAGTGATATGTCATCATAGGAATTTCATACAAATCCCCTGATTTCCAACGTGGGTAGAAAGAGTTTGCCATTTGAAGCATGTGTCCCCAATGCCAATCTGATACCATTAGTAGTAGTCTTTTTACTTCGCCAAGATCACACTGACGTGTATCAGGATCAAAATTAAGATGATTATTAACACGACCCCATCCACCTAAGTAATCAAAGTGCCAAGGTAAGGTCTGTCCTGGAAGATAAGCCATCAATCTAGGTAAACAGGTATCATAATCCATACCAATTTGTTCAAAAAAGTCACGACCTAAGATCTCTTTTAGCTTATCAGCAGAATCACCGTAGAGACCCCAGTTATACTCACAACAATTCATAGAGTTGTATCCTACCTTCATAGGAAGATCTAGTGTAAACTCATTACGACCTGTGTGGTACGGTCTAGCTTCATAAAACTTCTTTTGACAAGTTTCTTTATTTTCTTTCATAAACTGAATAAAATCTTCTTGATTGATAGCAAAATTACCAATAAACCAATCTTCAGCATTATGTGTGTCCGTTAAGTTAGCACCTGTTTCTTCAGAAAACTTAATCCATTCAGTATCTGGTCTATTTTCAATAAAATCCCATAGTTCTACTTCAGGATAACGAGCCATGCGACTTGTTTCCATATAGTACTCTGGATTTTCTGGTACGTAGCCGTCAGCAGCTACAATATCTTTAAGTGAGTAATTCTTATCCAATTATCATCTCCTTATGTGCGAGGTTATCGTCATATCCATCTTCGAGCTCTCCACTCCAATGGATTGTTACTTTTGGTGTAGGGCCGCTATTAGCACTTCCATGATACACGCCGGGTCTCAAATCCCAAACATCTCCACATTTCCATTGATTCATAACATGATTTCCATAGTGAAAGAAATGCCCAAAATCCCAATCACGAGGAAAAATCATATATCTACGTAGACGTTCGTAGTTTGGTTTCGCATCCCCTGTACGTCTTATAAAAGATGAATACGTATCACAATGGCTCCAATGCATAGAACCAGGAGGTTGAATAAATAGTGAAATACCTAACTTATCTTGTTTTAACATAGGAAATAAGTCACGAAGTGGTTTTTCCCAATGTTCAAATTCTTCATTAGCAATTTTGAAGTATGGAGTATTTCCTGTAGTAATAGTGTTGTTACGCATCATTAATAATGCTTGGTCACGAATAGGCGAATTAGTAGCGTCGTCTGTACCATGCCAAATCTTCTCAGTTTCATAATCATATACCCAATACTTTTGAAAACGTCCGTGTTGGTTACATTTTTGAAAACACCATTGAGTTAAGCCTTCCCAATCAAACTCATCAGCATAATTAGTTAAATACCAATCATCATCATGATCTTTCTTCATTGGATCCCAATGCCAAGGGTGTTGTTCTAAAATTTCTGGTACAACAGTATGTTTAGGGTCGTGTCTACCAGAAGTAAGTGGAAACTTAATTACTGTCGGATCATCCATTTTTTAATGCTCCTTTTGAAAAAAATACGTACTCTCCTAGCAAATTTCCAACCAGGTGTATATCTATACCAACGAGGATGGTTCTCTAACCAGTCTATTTCTTTTTGTGTTGGTGCCATAATAACTAAAAACTCCCTGCTCATATTTTGACTCCTGTAATATTCATCGTGCATAAGGGATTAAACCCAAAATTGCCAGATAGATGAAAAACATTTTGTTTAATTTGTTGTGATTGACCAGCAATATACTGATGACACACATGATTACCTATTAAATTATAATGACCCCACTCCCAGTCTTCTACAAAAGTTTGAACTCTAAAAACCTGATCTGTATTAATACTATGTTTTCTACAGTAAGAATTATAAGTATCAGCATGAAGTCCGAGAGTAGTCATAGGAGGTTTGATAAACAGTCTAATTTGAGTATGTTTTAACTCACCTACAAAATCAAAGTAAGCATCTAATAGAGGTTGATAAAAGTCTTCAAGATCTTCATCCCAAAACTCAAAGTAACAACTATTTTCATGACTCCATCCAGTATCTAACCAAACTTGGAATAGCTCTTGAAATCCCTCAGACTTACTTTCGATAATATCTTGTCTTAAATTACCGTTTTCAAAATAGTAGTCCCAACCCTTGCCGTTTGCTTTCCTATCTTGAGAAGAACATTTTTCTATAAAATGAGAAGATAAGGACTTGTAGTCAAAAGGCATGACACCTAGATCAGGACAATCATTATGATCTGTCTTTAGTGGGTCAAAATGCCAATCAAAATGTTTTGAAAACCTAGACTTAATGTCAATTAGTTCCATTTAAAATCCTCAAACCCATCAGAAAAGTACATCTCAGCTGCATACTCAGTGTTCCAATGATCCCAAATTTTTGTTTTATTAAATATAACAGTTAAGTTTCTACCTTCAAAATAAGTACAAACTGTTTTAGCTTTTGAAAGATCTTTGAATACTAATTTGCCTTCAAGTAGATAAAAGTCGTCTCTTTCAATAGATTCTATGTTATTTATAATGTAGTTTTTAACTTGTTGATAGGTAATCAATACACTAACCTCCTAAACTCTTTTTTAGCTAACCAGTGGTCTTCTTTAATAAATCCTGAAATCTTTAGTAATGGTCTGTTAACATAACTACAATTAGAAGTGGCATGTCTAACAGAAGCAAAATTAAAGTTAACAGCATCCCCTTGAGCCCAGTTTGTCCAGTTGTAGTTTTCATAAGAAAATAACTGTCCTGGAGACCAGTTTTCAAGTGCTAACAAAATCCTACACAACCTCCAACCTTCTGGAGATTTAGTTATTGGGTTGTAGGGTAAATTAGCAACTGAAGAATCATATTCAATTGCTCTTTTTAGTGGTGTAGCTAAAAAGTCAACATGACGAGGAAACTGACCGCTAGGTGGTTGAAAATTAATATCTGTCTTTTCCCAGGTAAATTCAAATAGATTAGCTATCTCTTGTAGTTCTGGAAAACTGTCAGATAAGGTTACTTCTAGAAGTTGATATTGTTTTTTAAATCCGTGCATACGCATATTAACAAGTTCTGAATTATGTCTAAACGGGACAAATTCTTTTTGTTTACCTTGTTTTTTCAAACGCCACTCATCGGTATGTTTTGTATCAAAGTTTTCGACTACTTTGTTTTCTTTAGCAAAGTCATCAATCTTTTTAACTATTGGAGCCCAATCAGTTTCAACCTTAGCACAATTCCAGAAGCAAACATCTTGTGAATTACCACGCACAAACTGACTACTAGCCTCAGCAACCATATCATAGTGTGGATTCATCTCAACCCAGTGCATAAACTCAGCACAAGTGCGAGGCTTCATCATATCATCCCTAATTTCTTCTAGAATTTGAGGATCATAAGGATGTTTGTGTAAAAACTCAGAACCACCAACTTTATTCTGTGATGTATCTAGTTCTTCTAATTTTCTTTTAATGTATGTCATTTATTCTCCTAAGCAAATCTTACCTGTCTCATAAGGTACCACCACTCTATATAGTAAGTGATTACCAGTCCGTGTAGACATCTGATACTTAAATCTTTCCTGCATACTGGGAGTAAACTCCTTAAATACAAGTCTATCTTTGTCGTTAAGGAAAGTCATATTTCTAGAATTATATTTATTGTAAATAGTACCAAATAGAGGAAAATCTCTACACGATCTCTTTACTGTCTCATCGTAATTAGCTGGTTCCTTATAGTATAAATTTAATATATGGTCTCTATTTGGATTATATTTGATAAAGTTCTTTACTAAGTGTAGTTGTTTTGCGTGTAGTTCTAAAAAGTCTTCGCTAGTAAAAAATAGTTCAATGTTTCTATATTGAACTAACTCAAAAAAATCAGAGTCAAATGACCTTGAGTAGTACTTTCCATTTTCAAAATAAACTTTGGGGTCTAAGTACCCAAATAGGTTACAAAAATTTTTACCGTTTATCTTAGGTATATTAAAGTGTCTTAAAGACATAGAAGAACGGGTATGAAGCCATTTTTCACCAATATATCTATCAAAGTAACTTAAATCATTCTCATAAACAGTAAGTTTAGTTTTAGTATTAGAAAAATGTTTTTTTAAGTATGGAATTGCATAAAGATCTGCTTCTTTATTTGAAGCATTTTTTTCACTACCAAACCTGTAAGTAATAATTTCATCAATGAATATGTTATTTTTCTTAAAAGCATTGAGCATAGTAATGCTGTCTTGCCCACCACTAAAGAAAAGTTTAATATACTTATACTTGTCTCTCAGCTGCAAGGCGCGTTGTTTTAACAGTTCATCATAAGATAAAGCAGGTTCTTTGGAAAAATCATAAGAAAAATATGCGTCACTGAATATATTAAAGGAAATATCTGAAATATTTCCACGTGCTGCATCTATAACTTGAAACTTATGTTTGTACCGAGTACCTGCATACTCCCAATACATATCTAACATAATAATTTATTATAGCAGACATAATAAGTTAGTCAATAAAAATGTTAAGTACGCCAACCAGTAAAAACAAGAACAAAACGAGGTTTACGTCCTGCATTTACAAAACCGTGGGTCTTACCCCCTACTAGTTCCCAAACATTTCCTTTAACCCATCTACTAATAACTTGATCTGGAGAAAAAAGTAAGTGCCCGAGCTCACTGTCCCCTAAAGGTATCCATGCTCTGATAATTTTTTTACTTTGTTCTGCAATATACTCTGGACTATACAAGTTACCTTCTTTATCTGTATGCCCAATAAATGAAGGAAAAAAATCAATATGTGGTGGTTCTGTGTGTCCAGGAAGAGTTTTGTATATTTTTGCTTGATAGTCCTCGTTTTTTGCTCCCAAAACTCTAAACCACTCGTGGCTAAAGAAGTTTTGGTCTTTTACAGTAACTTCAAACCTACTAGAGTTCCACTCGTTGTAGAAATATGATTGCTCTTGTTCATCAACAGGGCGTGTGTTCTTAGTGTGTTCTGTTTTAGAACTACACACCTGTTGCCACCTAGCAGTTTCAACAAAATTAAGGATTTTATCATAGGGTAAGATTGAGGAAAAGTCCCCTAAGTAGATAAAGGAACTCATATTAGCTCATCCGATAAACATAGTCTAAAGTTACTTGGATCTCCTCTTAAAAGATATTTCCATTTTTCGTCAGAAGAAGTAGCAAGAGAAACTACGTTAGAAGGTGTTACTGCTAATTCAGAACATAATGCTAGTTGCTTTTCTCTGTACTTTTCAAATAGATAATCTGGAGAAAAATTTGACATATACTTAATACCCAAGTGTTGAGAGAAAAAATTTATATACTTATCTTTTTTATAGGATAATAAACCATCATCTTCATAATCTTCTTTTGAAAATCTTATACCAATCCTAAATCTAGAAACAGGAAAGGTTTTAGAGAGACAAAAAGTAACTTCTCTAATACAAGGATAAGTAAGATCAATGTCCAAATCACCGCAGGTTCCAAACCAACAGCAATCAACAAGCACAGGAATGTCAAGTAGACTAGCTTCTTTTAGTACTTCTTGATACTTATAGGCATTACCAGAATTAGCAAAAGGAATTGAAATAATTAGTGCATCATTTTTACTTAGTGGAGAATCTTCAATAAAAGACCAATCAAGTCCTGATTTAAACATTATTTTATGATAAGCATATTCTCCACGAAAAACTCTAAAAACTCGTTTAGAGTGTCGAATATAGAATTTATCAAAAGCTTCGGTTGTACCTTGTGAAAAAGCAGCAAAAGGGAAAGAAGACAAACCAGATAGACTGTTGTTTTTTGTGGAAAGTATCCAAGAACGATAGGTATCTAAATACTTATCAGAAACAGAATCATCATTAACAAGTGATAAATCAATATCAGGTATAAAAGAAAGCAGAGTAGGATCTGGAATGAACTTACCCTGCCTAAATCTAGGTCGCTTTGTGTTTATCATTTAATACCTTATAGTAACACTTAGTAAGCTCTCTGTTATCTTCTTTAAGAAACTCGATAGTATCTCTAAGATCTGCTACTAGCCTACGAAGATGTAACAGTTCAGCTGCCTGATGATCGTTAAAAGTCAATTTGTCCGAGACCACTGCTCATCTCTCCACCATGTCTAATATTTAAGTGTGTATGTTGCTCATCTTTTGCTTCATAAGGACAAGCATTGACGTTACAAGGCCAAATTACTGGATCTCCGTTTGCAGATGACCAAAGATTGATAGTACAAACACTACACTTGCCTGTAACATCACCATAGTTATGTTTTGCCATTATCGCTTTGCTCCCCAGTGTTCAACTCCACCTTGGTGTTCGTCAGAATTGTAGTTGTTTTCGGTCTCTTGCGTCTCAGAGTCGCTCTCTGTTTCGGTGTCAGTTTCGGTCTCTTGAAGATCATATTCTTCACTCTCACTTTCCCACTCTGCCATGCTTTCTGAAATTCCCCACTCATCATCAAGATCATCACCTACAACATCACGAACGTCTTTAGAAGTACATTCTTGAAACTCATAGTGTTCGTCTACTCCATCAACCCAAGAACCTACAAAACACATACCAGGTTCATAATAAGTTGCATGAACTCCCCACCCTTGTTCCATTGCTGCCTCATAAACTGCAATAGGAGGAGACCAAGCTGTATCAAATGACATTACTAGATTGTAATCATCTACCCAGTCAAAGCCTGCCAAATTAGCATCCCATTTTGTTCCCCAAGCATTTACCCGTGAGTAGTACCAATCTTCTGCTCCCCAAGTCTCTGGAACAAAGAATCCGAAGAAAGTCCAGTCAGGTGTTTCTTGATTAGATAAGTGAGCATGAAGTTCTTGAGCTTCTTCTTTAGTTGCAGCAGTAAGAGTAAGTGAGTTAGCACACCAATTAGGCATTAGAAATCTCCTATAAGTAAATTATGAATAAATATAACAAACTAAAAGGCATTTAGCAAGATCAATGAAGGACTGGACGCTCTATTGGATCGATCCTATGTCTACTTTCATAAATAGAGGTCATCATCTTATGATAATCATCCTCTGGAAGTACAGTGCGGTAGATTCTCATGGCATGAGTTATGTAGGAAGCAGCCAACTCTAAAGGACCAATGTTCATATCCTCCATTAACTCATTAGAATGTTTTACTAATTCTGCATAAACCTCATAAGGATTAGAACGGGTCACTTGGCATATCCTTAAATTTTAGATTACCTGATAAAGATACTCTTTCCATATCAGTCTTAAAGGGGCATACCCAGTGTTTCAATAGTGCAGGAAATATAAACAGATCACCAGCTTTTGGAGTTACATAATGGGATCTAATATTCCATTCAGGTGCATACTTATAGGACTCTGAACCATAGTCAAAAATAAGTTGACCAGGAGCTGGTCCAGTACCTTTAAATTTATCTATTTCTTTTTGTAACGCAGTATTATCAGAGGTAAAAAGTACAAAACTTACGTGTTGAGTATGGTAGTGGGGTGGATTAAAATCACCAGCTTGCATAAAGTTTATCCACAAAGAAGTAAGATTTAAACCGTTGTAATTTGTTCCATATCTTCCTCTGTATGCTTCGCTGTAAGCATCAAAATACTTACCATACCATTTAAGGAATACATCACGATCTTCGTTTGTAAAACCATATTCATTTTCTATATGACCTGCTAAATCTTTTCTTAGATCTCTGTTGGATCTTTTACGCCCAAGAGCAGTTATTTTTTTAGCTGCTTCAAGAGGAGTTTCATACTTACAAACAAGAGGTCCCCAATTATAATATTCGTAACTTATATCATCTTTTTCCATAAAATCTCCATGAGTTATGTAGTATCATATCAAAATAAAGGGGAATAAGCAAGAAAAAGACGCAAGTGTGGCGTACAACGAAAGGAAACTCCGTTTCCCTCACCAGCTCCCTACGGTCGCACAGCTTTCGAATAGCCTGTGCCGCGCTGTTCGCCAGCGTTTATAATCGAACACACTTTGCACACATAAATTAGCACACTTTGTAACTGAGTGCAATGTCAAACTTTTTTCAAAAGCTCTTCTCGAAGTTGAAAATCTGGTGCCCAGTAGTGTGCCACAGCTTCACGAGTTGGAGTGTCATAAAAAATATTAATTAGTGTAGAAGTAGCTCGGTCTGAGGCTTGATTGACTTTTTGTAAAGATCCATATGAATTAAACTGTTCATTAGCTAATTCATATAAGACTGGTTTTGCACGAAGATGTCCGTTATAAGTAAGATAGTCTCGTTGTAGTCTCATCTGCCAAGGATGATCTACAATACAACCTGTTTTAGCTAACTGTCTAAAATGATCAGGAGTACATCGCTCCTTGTACACTCGTTGACGATGACGATATAAATAAAGAGATAGTTGTCGTTCCCAAGGACAGCGGATGATACCAAGAAATTGAGTAGAGTCAGGTACAAGTTTTAAATCAAGTGCTTCTTGAACACCAACATGGTCTAGTGTACCGTTCCAAACTTGCTTAGACCCAGGATAGTGATTGTTGAATAGTTTTCTAATAGCAGTTGAGCAGTTTTTCGGAACTAAAACAATGCCAAGTGATTGATCAGATAGATAAATCATTAATAATTCTCCACCTTTGGAGCATTGATTTAGTTTCTCTAAGGTTGACAAGTTCTCCGCCTGACTCCCACTCCCAGCCTTCAGGAAGGGAGATCTGGTCTAGCGTGTCCATAAAGGCAGTTTTGAGTTGTAAACAGTTTGTTATAGCAATACACTCAAATCGGAACAGCAGGTGTAAGTCACCTTGATAGAGTGCTTGACCGATTCTAGGCCAAAGATAGGGTGCTGCAGTGTTAACCCAAACTGTNGGGTGTCTGTTAGTTAACATTGTATTTTCTATCGGATAGTCCCAAGAGGTAGAAAAAACTATATAGTCAGCTGTATCGATTGTCTTTGCCTGATGCGCGTCTTCCCAGGTGTAGGTAATTCCTTCGTGCCCATACTTTGCTTCTATTTCTTTTATAAGCTGTTGTTTGATCTCAGTGCGATAAATTGGTGACCAAGATTCTACACACTCTATTGGTTTTTTTATAGATTTACAGATAGGCTTAAGATAGTCTAGATCACGACACGTGTATGCGCCTAAATTTAGTGCAGGTCGTTCATGATCTAACAGTTTGTGAATGATGTGTTTTATTACTTTAAGAGATCCGTTAGGACCTCTATTCCAAAGTAGTGGAATTTCTGCTTGATCTAAAGAATTAACTCTATCAAGTATCATTACAAATAGGTTTCACACATTTCAATTATATCATGATACTTAGCCATTTCTAAGATTTCCATCTCCATCGCTTCAAAGATGTCTTGATGCTCTCCAATTCCTGCTGGATTGGTAAGATACACTTCAACATTCATTTGATGTTTTGCTAAGTGCCCTTCTGCATGGGTAATAAGTGCTTTAATCATGGTGTCTCTATCTAACATTGTTTCTCCTCATAATGTATTCCCACATGGTAACTAAGTACTCACAGTAGTGTGGGTAGTTTGCATAAAGTTTAAGTTGTTGTTCTAAGTATTCTTTGTTCATTATAGATCTTTTAACCCTTCTAGCCAAGCATTAGTTTGTTTAATTCGGGTGTGAAGATTGTTATAGTTATGCTCTATTATGGGTTTGCATTTTTGTAAAAACGTAGCCCACTCATCGTCACTCATTACTCTAAGCCTTTCTAACTCTTTAATAATTGCTTTACATCTATCTTTTGTATATTTAATACTATCGTAAGACTCATCAATCATTGGGTGAAAAGATTTGTAGCCTTGTTTATGAAGAACTGCAAGAGAATATGGATTACCCATTATGACAAAAGGTTTTTTATATTTAATATTTCTATAGGTCTTTTCAGTAAGAAAAGTATACTCAAGCACACTATAATCTACATAGGCTTCTAACACAACGTTGAGATCAGTTGCGTAAAGTGCTTCTGGTGAACGTAAATAAGCTTTTTCACTTTTTACTCCTAAACTATGACTTGAGCTGTCTAAAAAACTATTAGTATTTTCAGTAGCATATTTAGCAAAAACCTGAGCTACAGAGTAATCCATGTGGTTATTGAGTAACAAAAATCTTTTGCGCGAATACAAATCAGGTATAGCCTTGGCAGGATTACAAAGGCAGGGTGCAAAGGATTTATAAAGTCCCTTAGCATAACACCCCATCTCCAAATGACTAGGATGATTAAACACTCTTTCATTTAGAGCAAAATGTGGAGAGATAGCATTTATTAAAATTCTATCGTTCGGAAACTTTGACGAATCAGAAAGTGATTTTAAAATGCTATCAAAGTCATTATTAGTGATAGGTTCTAAATTTATATCAATAATAATCCAGCCTCTTTTTTCTCTTAATCCTTGAATCACACTATCAGAAACATAAGACCAAAAACCAAAATCACTCTTATTTGCGATTAAAGATCTAGCTTGAATATAAGGTTCGTCCATAGCGATAGGGTAAATAAACGAATCTAAATTATTTGCGGAGGTATGAAAGAAAATATTTTCTGTTAGATGTAAAAATTTAGGAAGCGGCTTTTGGTGATTGAAATTAAAAGTTTGATCATAATTTTTTAGGGGAGACCAGACATTTGAATGAGGTAAATTATCATGAACAATGTTAATCATGCTAAATCATCAATAACTCTCATAGCAAAGTTATAGTTTTCTGTATCAGACAGATGATTTGTAGTAGCTAGAAACTCTTTTTCATAATCATAAGGACCCGAGTTAATTAAATACTTTTCTAAGCCAAAAAAGTGTTCGTTTTTATACTTTGAGGTATCCTTGTGATATCTAGGATAAATATTACGATAAATAAGATATTTACAAGGTAGCGATTCTATAAAGTGTTGAATAGCCCAAGATTGGTACTGAGCCGATAACCTAAAAGAGCTTGTTATCAAGTGCTTTTTGATTTGTTCTATATTATAATTTCGTATTTGAGAAGATAAGTTACCAGATGTTATAGTTGGAGACTTGTTAAAGGGAGAATGAGTTATTTCATCTAAATTATGTCTAAAATCAGCTAGGCTTGCAGGAACATTGAACTCATCATCGTCTATCTCAAATCTCTCAGCAGTAGTTAAAGATATTATCACTAAGTCATCAGAAGTAAGAAAAGATAGGGCATGTTGTAATTGAAAACAAATAGCAAAATTACTACACCCTACTATTGCAAGATTAGTTAAGTTGCGGTTAATTTTTTGAGCTACAATCTGAGGCCAGTGATTAGTTTCAGTACCGTAACTAAAACTCTCTCCACAAACTACGAGCTTTTTCTTTTCAGATCCAATGTCACGCAATGAAATCCTCCAGCTATGATCCTGTCATGTCTTAGTTCGAGAGGAATAGTTTCAACCCCAAAGTAGTTAAGTCTCTCGTGAATCTGTGTTTGTTTCTTATCAACTATAGCAAGATTCTCATTTACACTGAGTAAATTCGTACCAATCCATTCACTTGCCCCCCAAGGAAGACCAAGAGGAGGTTCTGTAGGTCCTACGCATGTATCAATCCAAATCTTATCCCAACTCTTGAATAGTTCAGGTTCGTTTTCAGCCGTCACTCTACTTGCGTTATATAATACAAGACCTTCTCTGATAGGAACAATAGTACTATCAAGGTGTGCGTAAGAATAAAGATTTTTTGCCATATGTACTTTATAAGAATCTCCAAGAACCCTTTGTAACCATTTAGCTCCGTTTTCATTACCTGTATTCGATACTTGATACAGTATATCCTCGTTGACTCTTACACAATTAGCAGCTTCAAAAAGTATTTCTTCATTGTGTAAAGAAGGAACTCCCTTAGTATCTTCTTTATAGTTTTCATCATAAAGCATTGGAATAGGTGCTTTAATCCAATTATAACCTTCATCCCAAAGCTTTGTAAAAATATCTCTGTAAGCCCAAGTTTCAAACTGCCTATTCCAGATTGGAGAAGGTGTTTCTATAAGCGTATCACCTACAACAAGAGTTAAGTCTCTAGGACAATGATAATGCCAATTCTTTCCGTGCCATGTAGGAGATTTAGTTTCAGCAGTAGCATAGGTTGTATCAGGACGGTGAACTACAACCCCCAAACTTTTGAGTACATCTGAAAGAGCTTCTAAATCTTCATTCTGTTCATCAATAATTTGATCTGGAAAATAACCAGTGAATTCTTTAATAAAAGACTCTTCGTATTCAGGATACTGACATTTCATCGTGCTGATGTTGGGAATATTAAATGTAGCATAGTCAGCAGTTCCTACAATGATTTCCTCTAGCGGGTCCCAGTCGTTATTACAAGTCATAAATTTTATCTCTCAAAATTAAATAAATTAAAATCTTTTTGATATCTTTCAAAAATAATGTCTTTACTTTCTTTGCATAACTTTACCACAAAAGAAGAGGTGTTAGCAACTTTAAAATCACAACCAAGAGAAGCAAGGAAGGTGCTAATTTCGTCTTTATCTTCTTCAATCTTAAAGATTAAGTCAGGTATTACTTTTCCACTTTCATCACACAAAAAATGACCTATAGACTTTAAGTGATGATTAGTATTTCTTTCAGGAAAATGAGGAATTACTTTTGCAACAAAATCATCTATACCTTTAATATCATTTACCTCTAACCCAGCTAGTAGTTCTTTAGCCCTAGATGGGTCTTTTAGAACAAAATGTTTATACAAAGATACTATTCTGTTATAAGGGTGTCGAATAACCGATACATTCTTACACCCATTTGTCTGCGCATACTCTTTTGTTATAAATATTAAACTGTCGTAAACATAATCATATCTACTACTATTAGAATCAATGATATCAATTTTTCCTAAACTAGCCAGCATCGCTGTACAAACTGATTTTGTCACACCAAAATAGTTTACACTTAGTTCAGGATACCAAACGATATTTTGCCACCTATCTGGGTCTAATTTCTTCATAAAATTTCTGCAATTTTTTACATCTGTTTTCATAATTATCTAAATTATGTTTGTGAATAGCATCTAACTTATCTTTGTTTATTTGCCAAAACTCTTCTGGTTCATCAATTAACCGTTGTATTTGTGTAAATACTTTTTCTAATCTAGAATCACTGTCTTCTTCTGTATCATAAGATTCGTCAATGATCTCATTGTAAGTTCTATATCCTAATTTTCTTAACTCTCTAAGAGTAAACGTTTGACCAACTAAAATAAAGGGTTTTTTGTAGTGAATATTTCTAAATGTCTTTTCAGAAAGCATAATAAAATCAGCTACGGCGGCAACGTGAGTAAAATAAGCCTCTACAACGATATTAAATTTAACATAATTTAAAGCATCTGTGGGTATAAGAGGCCGTATCTGAATTGTTGTATCTGGATCTTTCTTATTATCACGTGATAAACTTACGTGACCGTGAGAAATCAGATTTTTTTCTTTTATCCACTTTATAAGCTGTAAACTACCTTTGTGCTTTTCAATGCGAGAACCAAATAAGCAGAATTTTTTAGGTGTAGTTACTTCAATACTCTCCTTTATAAAACCTACTTGAGTAGTGTGAAATTCAAGAAAAGAAGGAAAGTCAGTAAAAAAACCATCATTAGAGTATAAAGAAGATATCCTAGTATTAACAAAGACGTTTTTAATGCCAAAGATTGTACTTATTTGATTTTTAATCTCTAGGCATTTTTTAACGCCTACAGGCTCATAAGCCGCATCAATTAATAGTGCACCTGTATTATTTTTTATTCTATGTATTATACGTTTATCAATAGTTTTTAATGATCCAACTCTAAGGTGAAAGCCGCCTTGTGCAACTGGATCACAAAAATTGATTGGATATATAAAAAAGTCTAGATCATCAATTTGATCAACAGTATAACATTTAATTATATCTTTACATGGACTGAATACTCTTGGTACTAAACAATCCTCTTGTAAAAAATAAGCATATTTGTTACTTTTAATTTGATCTAAATTAGGTTTGTTTAGTGAGTCAAATAGTAAGTTCATGTGTCATCCTACCATCCCATACTCTAGAAAAGCATAAACGGTTACTCTCTCTTCCTCTATTATATTCTGGAAATTTGTTATCAAGATCTAAGCCAAAATATACGCAAGAAGTGGGTTCAAGACCTAATTTTGTACAGTACTCTTGTTGTTTGCCAACATACTTGTTGTAAATATAAGTGGGACCAAACTCTTGCATCATTTTTAAACCTAAATATACACTTAACATATTAATATAATTATAATTAGGCTCGTTAATGACATACAAGGGATCTTCAAACATCTCTTTTTGTAATCTGATGCCTATCCTATAATTTTCTACTGGAAAAACTTTAGAAAGAGACGATACAACATACTCTATACAAGGATGAGATAAGTCTATCTCCAGATCAATTGCAATATTTAGATAGGCTAGATCTAAAAGAACAGGTATTTCTTTTTCATCACACTCACATAGTATTTGTTCAAGATTTGGATATAACGCACAAGTATCAGAAAAAGGAGCACTTATTACTAAAACATCTCCTTGTTTTAGCTCATCATCCTCCAACCAATCAAAACGCATAGGATAGTACAAAGATTTAATCATTTGATGATAAAAGTACTCTCCACGAGCAAGCCTCAATCTGTTTTTATTTCTATATCTAATATAAAAATTAGCGAAAGATTCAGTAGTGCCTTGAGTAAAGCAAGAATGAGTATAAGAATCAAGACCAATTAAATTATGGGAATTTCCGAGAAAGTGTTTAAATCCATCAAAATAATCAAGTTTAAGTTTTTCAAAGTCGTGACTTAAAGTATCTTTAGCATACTTTTGAACTAAGTAGTCACGATGAGACACAGTATTTTCATCATAAATACTAAAAGCGCCTCCAAAAGGTTTGTTCTTATTATCGGGAAGATTTGTATATCTAATCATTAAGAGTTTAAAAATCCTGAAACTTGAAGTGAATAACGGTCTTCTAAACCTGCATTTACAGTAAGGTGGAGAACGGTTGAATCCCACATATATCCAGTATTTGCTTTCCAGTGAGTAACTACTGTGTCATTAAATTGCAAAAAGTGTCCCGCTTTCCAATCTAATAACTGTATGTTAGCTCTAACTTTCACTCTTTCGTCGTTTGGAAACTTTTTATTGATCTGGTAAAAAGTATCACGATGCATAGGATTAACCATACCAGGTGGTTGTTTAATCATTGATACAGTAATTGCCTCTATACCTAATTGATTACCCAAATCTGTAAAATCTATTTCATCTTTATCAAAGAATTTTTGATAAAACATAGTATTATGATGAGTAAGTGATTTAGGAAAACCACCTACTTTATCGTGAATATCTTTGAGTTCTACTTGTTGATGTCCTAAACAGTCATGCTCAAACTGCTCCCAATCAATGTCATAGATAAAGTCAAAGTTATAAACTATAGAGACTTCTTTAAGAAACATTTTTTATTCCCATGAATGTTTACCTTTTTGTTTTACGGCAAAATTATAATAAGTAAGAATCTTACTAATAGTATCTTTTGAAACATTTACTAACTCGTTAACAAAGATTATATCAACATTATTAGCAATTGCCAAGCTTAAATAATTATCACGCAGTTCTTCGTCATTTGGTAAAGAATGTATACTGAGCATTATTATATTTTGGTTATTTTCAATTAGATCTTTAAGTATGGGTTGGTGTTTAAGGTGTTCATTTTCAAAAACATACCCAGAGTATTGAATATTATTATTTTTACAGTAATCTACAATATAGTTACGTTGTATATGAAGAGGAATATGTTTATCAAAACTACTGTTATTAGATAGATAAATTACTGCATTTTCTGTTTTAATCTGCTCCTGTTTGTAATCTTTTGGTAATCTAAAGAAACCACCAGGATAGCGACCATTAAACTCTTCTCCCTCAACTAAGATGTGCCAGTCAATAGCCATTCTGGTAAATTCAGTTTTATTATTGATATTACCGTGAAGAATTTCTTGATGAAACAAATGAGCTTGTCCTGGAGAAAGAGTTACTGGGTAGGCTTCTTCCATACACATTTTTTCAAAATCTTTTTGCGAGGTTTGCTGATTAATAATTTTTTTAGTTATATTAACGGAGTTTTCATAATCAACTACCCACATAGAATTAGATTCAAAACATTCAGTAATAGGCATCCATATAGTACCCTGACCCCTACCATTATTATAAAAAATGCCTTGATGAAAATGTAACCTACGTCCTAACTTCTCTTGATTAGGAACTACTAAATTCAAAGTAGGAAATCTCTTAATTAGATACCTACTGTCGCCAACTAAAGGTTTAATATATTCTTCAGCAAAATCATCAATCATCTTACCAAAAGTGTGAGAGGCAAAAGATTTTTGTACTTTGTCAGTGATTTTTACTAAATCTTCTGCAGGAACTATGGTGTGTAACGCATCAAGTGTAGTAATATTAGGATAATCTTCTTTAATTACATCGTATACCCACTTTAAAAAGTTATATTTTTTTATGTCATAATTTAAAGTTTTATTATTCCAATTATTTATGTACTGTTTTTGCATATTTTAACTCTATATTAATCTGTTGGCATCTAGTAGCGAAGTCCTAGGCCACTAGACGAACGGGACATTGGAGCGGGTACGGGGACTCGAACCCCGATCCTCAGCTTGGAAGGCTGTAATAATAGCCGTTATACTATACCCGCATGGTGCTGGTTAAGAGACTCGAACTCCCGACCTGATGATTACAAATCAACTGCTCTACCAACTGAGCTAAACCAGCTTATTTAATTATTCCCATACACCAGTTTTCAGCAGCGTCTTCTGCGTA